GCGGCGGCGAGGGTTTCGGTCTGCCATTCCGAGTAGATCGCCGACACCTTCTGGGTGCCGATGTTGCTGATCAGAGGAGTTTCCTCCGGAGCAACACGGCTGATCACGTCGGAAAGGTCTTCACGGTTGCCGACGCTGATCAGCGTGGTAACGGTATTGGTAGGAGCGCTCATGATTGCTAAACCGGGGTCTAACCGGTTCCTCTAGCGAGGAGCATCGCCACGGCGTTGTCGATAGACGGCTTCGATTTGAAGGCCGCTTCGCGCTCGATGACGGCTCGTTTGGGGGATGGCGCTGTTGATCCCGTTCCCGGTCTAACCGGGCGGACAGACGCCGATGATTGAGCCGGACGCGGCGTCGGTTGGGCTGGCCTTTCGGCTCCCTTCACGCTCTGCGCTTTGGCCTTGGATTGTGCTCGGTCCCAGAGCATCGCTTTGTGGGCGATAACCACGTCTTTGGCGCGGATGCCCCGGATAGTCTCCTGATCGTAACCGTTGTCGTTGATCAGGTATTTCACGATGTCGGCGCGCTTGGCGTCGTCAGCGGCAATCTCAGGGGCTAGCCGTTGAAGCTCCCCCGCTTGCTCAATCGTGTAGGCTTTGAAGGACTCCGCTTCCGCCGTCTGCCTGGCAGCTTCAAGCTGCTGCATCTGACGGGTTTGGGCCTCATAAAGCAGCTTGCCCTTAAGGGCCGCCGCCGGGTCCTGGTCGGCCCATGCCGCCCAGTCCACCGTATCCCAGTCGTTCGCCTTGTAGGCCGTCTGAACCGCGTCCAGCAGCGCCTCGATTTTAGGGCCTTGCTGGATAAACTTGTTAGCTTCCGCTTCCGCAGCCTTGCGGGCGGTAGCCATTTGCTCTTGTGCCGTGCGGATCGCCGTATCGCGGCCCTTCTCCTGTTCCGCGACCAGTTCTTGCAGGTCAGCAGGCAGCTTGGAGAACTTCGCCTTGGCGTCAGCAGGCCAGTAGTAGGGAGGATCGACAACCGGGGCGGCGTCTTCGGCCTCGTCAGCCTCTTCGCCTTCTCCGTCATCCCCCTCGTCGGCCTCTAGCGGCTCTTCAGAGGCTTCGTCAGCCGGTTCCGGCTCCTCGGTATCCTCTGGCTCCTCAGCGGGCTCAGGCGCGGCCTCCGGAGCCTCGTCGGGCTGTTCCGGGGCAATAAGCGCCGCCGCTTGGTCAATACTCAGCGCACCGTCAGACGGTTCGGACATTCTTTGCCTATGGGAAGGCCGTTCCCTCGCGGGCTGACGGCGGTTTGTGGCCTATTGGCCCGGAGTGCGGAGGCTTTCCGCGAAATCCACGACTTCGGCGCTCGCCACGATTTGCAGCAGGTACGCGCGCACAGCGTCGATAGTCTGGACCGACCGGTGAAGCTGCTCCCGGTATTCGGCCTCGATGGGTTTGGACGATAGCCACGCCTCGATTGCAGAGGCGCGCATCACGTCAAAAGCGTTTTGTGTCTCGGCAAGCTCGCGTTGCGCCCGGATGGCCCTTTGCTTGACGGCGTCGTCGTCAAACTCGCTCATCCGATCTCACCGCCCATGTGGACCGGGCTGAGACCCGCACCGCCGCCCGATAGCGCCATTTGCGCGCCCTTGAGCCGCATTTCCGCTGCCATCTGCTCGCGGCGAAGCTCAATCTCAGCCGCCATCTGTTCCCGCTTCAGCTGGGCTTCCACGACCATCTGTTGCTGCTTCATTTCCAGTTCGGCGGCGTTCTTTTCGCGTTCCATTTCGAGCTTCTGTTGCTCAATCTGCATCCGCTGCTGCATTTCAACCATCTTCGGATCGGGCGGCGGCGGCTCTTGCGGCTGTTGCTCCGCATCCTTGGGATCGGTGATGAACGGATCCGCCGACTTGAAGCCAAGGCCCTTCTCAATATACCGCTGGATGGCGTTATAGGCGTTTTCCATCGTGACCATCGGACCCTTCACCCCGCCTTGCAGAGTGATGACCTTTTCCATCAGGCCCATCAGCTCGTTACCGGCGAGGATGGCCTGTTCACGGCCTCCCGAGCCCACGCCGATCTCGATCGTCATGTCCTTCCGCTCGCCCCATTGGGACGGGTCGATGTCCACCCACTTCCCACGAAGGCGAACCGTATCGGCTTGCGTTCCGTGACGGCGAAGCAGCGCGTGAACCCCTAGGAACATATCCTTGACGCCCGTTTCGGCGAAGATGCGGGCAATCATCCGCGTCCGCTTTTGCGCTGCGCTCATCAGCGCCGCCGCGCCCTTGGCCGTGTCGTGCAACGTGTCGGGGTTCAGCCCTTGAGCATTGCGAACAATGCCCGTGCGCCCCTCCGAAACCGTGCTGAAATACTCCAGAGCCCCGGCGGCATCAAAGCCAAGCTGCGAAGTGCTCATCGGACGAACCGAATTACCGTCCTGCGAGCGAACCGGCGAACCCGGCTCATTCCGCAGCAAGTCCTGCATCGTGAACTCGTTAGCCCGGCCTGCACCCACAGCCACTTCATAGCGACCGTTCAGGGCGAAATAGGCCGAGTCCAGTAGAGACCGCGTTAGAGCCGTCTTGATCTTCTGGATTTCCATAAGCAGGTCAGCGACCGACCGACCGAAGAACCTGTGTGTCACCGGGTAAGGCGTGATCCCGGCGAACGGGACCTCTTCGATCTTGTCTTTCGACAGAAGCACCCGCTCATTGTCGCCGGTCACAACGCACCAAAGTTCCGGCTCGCCCTCATCGTTCACAACGCGGATGACGTGCTTGAATATCTCGACAACCCGCAATTCCTGCGAGGTGTTGACGACCTGATCGTGTTCGCCCGCCGTATCGCGCGCCAGCCCCTCGGTCTCGTCCGTGGTCGATGTCGAGTATTGCGGAAGGCTGTTGACCAGATCAGGGTCGAACCCATCAGCGATCAGGTCTTGCGCCCGTGGCCGTGTCCGCATGGCGCAATAGGTGGCCTTGGCAAGCTCAACCGTATCCCGCGCAACACTGAAATCCTCCGGCGGAACAACGCTAATGCAGACCCGGCCCTTTTTGGGATAGAGGAACGTGTAGCTATACGTGGCTTCCCCTGTCGGATATTCGCCCGGCTCCTCGCCGTCATACCCGCCCGCGTCCTCCGCGATGTCCTCGATCTGGACGCCGTTACCTTGCGCCCACTCAGCAGCCTGTTGCAGTTCAATGGCCGACTTGCCTTCAAACCGCTCCTCGCGCTCCTCCTGATAGTCCTCCCAATACCAATAGAACACGCCGGTCTTGGTCAGCAGCGCATCCTTGAACGCGCTGTAGAACAGCATGAAGCCGGGGTTTTGATCCATCACGACGTGATTGATATAATCCGTCTCCTGACGCGCGGCTTCCTCGTCCTCTTGCCCGATAGGCATGAACGTCGCCACGTCATCGCCCCCGGTGAAGATTTCCACCAGATCGGGCAGCAGCGTCTCTACAGCATCGCTAACATCCGTCGATACCGCCCGCGAACGGTTGGGCAGCGACGGAACGTCAGGCATCTCGCCCTTGTAGTAGTTGAGCGCGCGCTCACGGGCTTCGATCAGGTCATAGTCCTGCTCAAAGCCCATCGCGGCGCGACGCTCTTCCTGCACCAGCGACAGCAGGTCGTCGTCGTCGATCTCTGTCATGCTGACGCCCCGGTCTTATGCACCAGGCTAGGCGTAGACGTAGCCGACCGGGCCCTTGTCAGCCGTGATGGTCGTGGGGACCGTCAGAGCCGTCAGCGTGCCGAAGGTGCCGGTGGCGCTCGCCGTCAGACAGTCAATGTTGGTCAGCGTGGCGATGGTGCGGAAACGCGTGGTCGTGCCGTTGAATTGCGCCGCCAGCCAGTAGCGACCCGGCTGAACATCGACGGTCGAGGTGAACGCAAGCGGTTGGAAAGCATCCGTGCCCGATGTGGTCGTCCCCGCCGTGGTCGTGTTCGCGACCAGCGCGCCGGAAGTGTCATAGAGGCCCAGCAGAACCTTGTCGGTGCCCACGGTCCCGCCGTTCAGGATCGCCGCACCCGTCAGGGTCAGTGCACGCGGGATAAACATCTCCGCCCAGTAGATTGTCCCGGCAACCGGCGTGGTGTTCGTGCCGACCGATCCGTAAGCCACCTGCCCAATGGGGACGGTGGAATAACGCGAGCGGCCCGACTGGACCGCG